ATCGACGTGAACCGGCGCGCGGTCGCGGCGGAACATCGTCACATAGCCGGCGCCCGTCGCGCCGTCCGGCACCTGATTGCCAGGGATGCGGATCAGATCGTCGAACCACACGCCATGCCGACGACTGATCACGAACTTGTCGCTCCCGCCCATTGCAGGATCGACGCCCATGCTGTCCATTTCGCCCTTCGCGTCGCGCGGCTTCCAGCGATCCATAGCCGCCTCCACCCATCGCGTCGGGATGACTTGCCACCGATCGTCTTCCATGCCCGCCTCGAAGTCCCCTAGAAGCATCTGGGATCGCAACGGCTCCGGCATCGCCTGGAGCGTCGAGACGTAGCCCGTCCGCATGTAATATGGATTGTCCGACACCTTCGAATGAATGAACGTCCGCGTCTTCGGACGGACGATCAGCTCCGGCGCGAAGTCTTCCGGATCGAAGTCATAGACTCGATCGCCACCGAACAACACGAACGGCCGATCGTCCTCCGTCTCGAAGTCCACGCCGCCGATCGTCGTGAACAGCCTGATCTCGCCATCCTTCGCCCGGTTGCGGTGTTTCTTGTCGAGCCACGGGCCGAAGAACTGGATCACCCATCGACCCTCGATCGTCGTCGGCGGGTTGAACGTCAGCAGAGCTTGCGGCGAAACATCGGGATCGCCCGTCCGCATCCAGCCCATGATGAACCGGACTTGCGCCGCCAGCAGCTCCGTCGCTTCGTCGAAGCCCTTCAGGCCGTGCGGCCGGCCCTGAAGTTTCTTCTCGTCGCCGACGTTCGGGATACCGCGCAGCTCGATCACGCCGTTCGTGTGGCGCCACACGCGATCCTGTCCGTTCCAACCGTCATTCGACCCGCCGAATATCTCCGCCAGCCGTTCGCGCACGCCGAAGAGCTGTTGCCCGTCCTTCCGGACGATCAGGCTTTGCCGGTGACGGGTGACGGCGAGCCCGCACATCAGGTCCGTCTTGCCCCCGCCGGCCGCGCCGCCATAGCCGATGATGTCCGCCGTCGAATAATAGGCTTCGGCTTGCGGCCCAGGCAGCGGGCGCCACGTCGCCCAATCGCGGTTGACCAGCTCTTCCAGCTTCGCCCGATCCTTCGCCGGCATGGCGAGGATCGCCTTCTCCAGTTCCGAGATCGACAGACCGATGAAGGGCTTCAGCGCGTCGAACATCAGGAGCGCCCGTGACGATGTTCGAAAATCGCGGCAAGCTCCGCAGATACGAACCATCCGATCGGCGGACGCATCGCCTTCGAGCCCAGCGTCCGGCGGGTGAAGCTGGACACGCCGGGGTTCGGATAGAACGCCCACCCCTTCGCCGGATTGAAGACGAGAAAAGGCCGATAGCGTCTCATGCGTCGAAGTGAAGGTTGAGCTTGTGCCGCATCCGCTCGATCGAGCCCATAAGCGCGGCGACCGGCGCCTGTCCCGCGCAGAACTCCGCCCAATTCGAATTATCCCGCCCGACGATCGCCACCGCGACCGCGCCGACATCACCCGCCTTCGCCGACGCCAGCGCCTTCTCCAGCGCTTCGACGACGCCAGCATCGGCCAACGGCACCACGGACGCCACTTCCTCGATCATGCAGCACGCACGGCGCGCAGCCGCCCATAACCGCGACCCCCATCACGGGCACCTCCGTAGAACTCAACCTTCCCGGCATCGCGAAGCGCGTTCCATGTCTTCCGCTCGACTGGCGCCGTCTCGCCCTGGGCGAGCGCGATCCCGTATTTGTCGAAAACGGCATCGCCGCCGCGATCATTCAGCCAGCGAAGCGCCGCCTGTTGCGCCTTCGTATCACTCATGCTTCCGCCCCTTGTTCCCGTTGCGCCGCAGCGAGCAGCTTCGCCATGCCGATCGCGATGTCGCTCGCGCTCTTGCCGCCCTGATCCATCGGCTTCGCGTCCGGATCGCCGACCTTGATCATCTGCCCGTATCGCCTCGGGTCCCATACCGCGAGCAGCTTCAGCCGCGTCTCGATCCGCAGCTTCGAGCGCTGGATATGATCCCGATCGACTTCGACATCGAGCCGGCCGTCTTCCTTCTCGCGCTCGACCCAATCGTTCGTGCCGTCGTCGGCGATCTCCAGGCTCTCTTCCGCCAGCGCGTCATAGCCCAGCTTACGCGCACGCGCGTAGCGCGCGAGGCGTCGCGAGCGAATGTCGGGAGCCTCCGGGCTCTCCGCGTCGAGATCGTCGCCGTCCAGGTAGCGATACATCGCATCCTTCGACGGCATCCCGGCGCGGCGGCAAATCTGGCGGAGCGGAACGCCGTCGCTGATCTCGCCCAAGATGATCGCGAACAGCTCCGCGTCCATCGGCGGGCGCTTGACTGGCGCGACGCTCTCCACCGGAACGCCCGTCTTCGTCGGCGCCGTCTCGCGCGGATCGGGCTTGTCGGCGGTGGAGCGCTTCAGCGCGCCACCGTGCGGCATCGGCTCCAGCCGACGCTCGACCGTCTCCGCAGTCGGTGACGCCTTCCGGCGCTTGGGTTTCGGCTCCGGCGACGAGAACTCTTTCGATCCGCCCGCGGCCTTCTGGCGCTCCAGGACGGCTTGCTTCGCCAGCATCGCCTCCCGCTCGCTATCCCACGTCTCCGCGGCCGGGGTCTTCGCCCGCGGCTTGCGCACCGGAGCCTTGAGATCGAGCGCCGGCTTCGCCTGGGCGACCTTGCGCTTCGACACCGGCAGCGCGCAGCGCGGGATGTCGTCGGGAAGCGCTCGCTTCCGCCGCGGTTTCTCCGGCTCCGGCGGCGGCAGCGTGGACACTACCGGCGGCGCGTCGCCCTTCCCCTGATCCTTTCCACCCTTCGCCATGCCGACGAATATCGCGCGGATCGAGACTTTTCGCAACGTGTCGCCGCTGTAGCCACTGTAGCCAAGGACGTTGCAACGGCGGCTATATCCCGTCCTAATCCCGTGAATTATCCTGTTTAGACAATAGGATAGCCATCCCTTTTCGGTTATTCGAAAAGCGGTGACAGCACCCTAGCAATGTGAAGTGTAGCCCGTCCGTAGCCGGGCGTTTGGCTACACTTATCCGCCGCCGAACGGGTCGTAATCCCGACGATTGTCAGGATGGTACGCCTCCCACATGAGAAGCGAGTTTCGCCGGCATGTCATGAAGTGGGCGCGATAAGCCCGGTTATGGGCGCCCGTCCTGTTCAATATCTCGATCGCGTGCGCGCTGACAACCCCGATCCCGCGACCAGCCGCGAGACGGACAACCCCGTCCACCGCCAGCCATCGCTTCCACGGCTTCGCGCAGACGCCGAATAGCTCGATCGGCTCCCATCCAGCCGCCAGCGCGTCCGCCGCCTTCGTCTCCGCGAACTTGCGCGCACCCTCACACAACCTCCGCCAATGCGCCGACCGCATCCACGGCGGGGGCGGATAGGAGAACATCGCGTTCAGCTCGCGAGCGAAGGGAACGGTCAGCGGAAGATCGTGCGTAGCGGCTACACCGGCTACACCGGCTACACCCGCTGGCGCCGCCGCCCAGGAGTCTAGGATTTCTCCCGTTTCTTCGTCGATCAGCGTCCCGTCGTCCAGTCGCCGCGGCCGAGCTACACCGGCTACAGGCGGCGACAGAACGGGCTCCGGCTCCGCCTGGACGGACGGCTCCGGCGCCGCCGCGCCGCCGCCCAGGGGAAGCTCCGGCTCCAGGAACCGCGATGGATCGAAGCCGGACATCATTCCGACGCCAACGCCGCCGCGCCGGCTTCCGTCAGACGATATTCCTTCGATCCGCGCGACATGCCCGCGGCGCGCGCAGAACCGCCGATCTCGGAACCCCAGCGCTGTTTCCACTCTACCAGCCCCAGCCGCGCCAGCTTGTTCAGCCGATAGGCGACATCGTTGTGACCGGACCCTCCAACGTCGAGCGGGCGGACCCACTCCCGGCGATAGGTCGCCTCCCGCGTTGCATAGTGCAGATCGGCGAGAACTTCGCGATCCCGCGGCTTCACCCCTCCCACTCCGTCAGGACACGATCATAGCCGATCATGCACGGATGCTCCGGCGCCCCTTTCTTCACCAGCCCCAGGTGGAACAGCTTCACGCGATCGTCGCGCCGCCGCCCCGTCGCCCAGCCGGCGAGCGCGGGACCGTTGTTCCCCCAAGCGCACAGCACGTCCCGACGCACTTCCGACGCGCGGAGATCGTTCAGCGCTCGATCGATCATCTGGCGCCCGTATCCCGTCACCGGCCAGCCGGCCGCTCTCGCCGCCGCCGGCTTCGTCGCCCGGTAATCATAGAGGTTCTGGACGATGACGCCGCCGTATCCGTTGCGCTGGGCGAAGCCGAAGACCTTCTTCATCGTCTGATCGTCTTCGAAGGCGTTCGCCGTGGACGGGTTGAGCATGATCACGAACAGGATCGGCTTCGACCAATCCCAGAACCACGCCAGGACATGGCGGAAGCGAGGCTCCGCGCCTTCTTCCTCCGGCGCCGACAGGACCGCGATCCCCTGCCTTCCGTCACGCTCGCACCGCTGGACGATGCACGGCGCCAGCGTCACCCGATCGAAGGGCTCGATGATCCACCGGATCACTTCGTTGTCGTCATGTAGACACATCGACATGTCTTCACCCTCCGTTGACGACACGGCGGACGTTCCAGCCGTGCGTATTGAGCCAATACCCACGCCCGGCGACGTGATTGCTATCGAGATCATGCAGGACGCCGAACTCCGCGAGCCCATTCGCCTTGAACGCGCGCTGTATCTCGCGCACCCGCTTGACCGGGATCACCGGCTCCCCTGCGTCTTCGGACAGCCGCGCCGCCGAATAACCCAATTCATCCGACATCTCGGCGATGATCCGCCGTTCGTCATCCGTCAGGTTCCCCGCGATCTCGCGGGTTCCCGTGTCAATCTCCATCGTTATTTCCCTTTCTTCCCGACGCCCATCACGCGCCATGCTTCCCGGCAGAATTGCCCGCCGATCTCCGCGCCCCGCTCCAGCCGGACAACGTGATGATTGCGCTCCAGCTTCTCCATAGCCGCCCGCGCCTTGTCGGCGGCGCGCACGGCCCGCGGCGCGCGTTGGCAGATATGGCGGAGCCCGATCAGCGCCTCGCCCCAGCCGTCCACCAGCCACTCGCGCAGCAGATCGGCGAGGCGCGTCCCTTCGTCGATCCCGCCCGCATCGAGCAGCCGCAACGCCTCCAGCGCGTAGAACTCGGCGAGCGTGATCCCCTTCGCCAGATCGGCGGCGGACAGCTCCGCCACCGCCTCCCGGCCTTTCTCGAAGACGGCGACCACCGTCGCCAGCCGCGCCGCCTGTTCCGGCAGCTTACCGATCACGCCGCGGATCGCGTCCCATTCGCCGCCGGGTCCGATCTTGCTCTCCACATGATCGGCGAACGCCCACCACATGGCGGCGGCGCGCTTCTCCATTTCGACGACGGTCGGCTGTAGCTCGCGCGTCTCCGGGTCCATCGGCAGCGCGCGGGACATGATCCGATAGACGCGATCGTAGAACGCCTGGAGATTCGCTTCCGTGTCGGGCTGGAGATCGCGATAGAACCGCGATCCCGCAAGCGATGTCGGCGCCGTCACCAGCAGCCGCGACAGGAGCCCTTGCCCGCGAAGCTCGCCATCGCCCAGGAGCTTTTGCGCGATCTCCGGTTGCACCATCATGTGGAACGACAGCCGCCGGCCCATGATCAGCGTCAACCCTTCGCCGGCACGCACGCGCTTGATCGGCTTACCGTCCCAGAATTCGGACAGCGCCGCCGCCGTCTTCAGCCGATTGTCGTCGTTCATGCCGTAGCCGCCCAGCCACACGCCGCCCTCGTCGCTGAAGAGCCCCATCGACGGCCGGCTATCGATGAAGAGCTTCTGTAGCCCCTCGATCGTCCCTTCCGTGGCGAGGATGATCGGCATCGGCGGCGGCGCCGGTTCCGCGCCCAGGTTGTCGAGCGCTTCCTTCACGTCGCCCTTCGCCGACTTCGCCTTCGTCGCCGCCGCCTTGAACGCCGCCAGCTCGTTTTCGTGGTCCTGTTTCGTCGCGCGATACTGGCGCCACAGGTCCGCCTCCACCGCCCGCACCGCCTGGAGAGCGAACCCATCCGCCGACGACTTCCGATCGCCGGAACCGGCGACCGTCGTCATGAAGAGGCACGTCGGGCGAACCTCCGTCGTCGGGAGCTTGATGTCCACGAACGGTTGCACGGACAGCGCCGCCGCCGACAGGACCGATTGAGCGGCCAGCCCGTCCGGCACCTGGACCTTATCCATGATCGCCCGCGCCGCCGACGCCATGCGCTCGCCCAGCGCGTCGAGCGGATAGGGCGCCGCGTCTTCCAGCTCGGGCTTGAGCGGGATCGGTTCCTGGGCTTCGAAGTCGCGATCCGCGTCGAACCGATCCCCGAAGCCGCCGCCGGCCATGCCGCGCGCACTTCCGGGCGTGTTCATGCGGCAGAGCCCTTGATGAACGCAATCCAATGCGTCTTCGCGGCGGCACCCGACCTATGACCAAACAGAGGCTTCTCCGGTGTCATCGACAAAATTACACCGATCTTCACGCGATGCTCGTTCCATTTGAAGATCAGCGTCCCGCCCGGCCTCAACACACGGAAGCATTCGGAAAAACCGGCCGTGATCTCTTCCCGCCAGCCGCTTTCCAGCCGCCCGTACTTCTTGGCCATTTCGCTACCGGCGCCGTTGTAGGTATGCGGCGGATCGAACACGACGAGAGAGAACGTCGCATCCGGAAAAGGCAAATCAGCATAGGAACCGACGACATCAGGCGCGACGACGACATCGTAACCTTCCTTCGAAACCACCGTCTCGCGCCGCTTGTCCAAAAACAGCGCTCGCCCATCATTCTTATCGAACCAAAACATCCGCGAGCCGCAGCACGCATCTAATACAGGCGGATAATCGCTCATTTCCTGATCCCCCGGAGCTGATCGTTCCAGTCGCCGAAGGCGTCATCTGGATAGACCGCTCGCACTTCGAGCCCGCGCGCTTGCTGGGCGACCTTCGCCGCCTGGGCGGCGGCGCGACCCGCCTTGTTGTTGTCACCGCCGATCGTCAGTCGGCGCACTTCGGGAGGAAAGACCATCCGCGGCATCATCGACGTACCGCACGCGACCCAGACCGATTGCTCCCGGCCCAGCTCTTGCGCCACCGACGCGCCGTCCTCCGGCCCCTCGACCATCGTCACATGCTCGCGCGGCGGACCTATGCGGATCGCGCCGCTGGCCGGGCGTCCAAGCGAGAGCTTCGGGTTCTTCATGTTCGCCTTCGCGCGGCCACCGTCCCGCAGGAAGATGCGCTGGACGCCGAGGAAATCGTCCGCAACGTCCGTGATCAGGCACACCAGCGCCGGCACGCCCTTGCCACATTCGCCCGTCTCCCGATTGTACCATGCGGGCGTGAGGGCGAAGCGGAAGCGTTTCGGCAGGATCGTGATCCCCCGGCTCCGGAGATAGACTTCCGCGGGCGTCCCAGCCGCCGGGCGGCTTTCATCCCACACGCCCCGCGCTAGCTCGATCGCCGCCGCCCTGGACGCGGCGTCTTCCTCCGCCGCCTTCGCCTTCTCCGCCTCCGGCACGACAGGCAGATCGCCGGACGTGATCATATCGCACGCCGTCCGGAAGTCCACGCGCTCCGTCTCCATGACGAACTTCACGATGTCCCCGTTCGCGCCGCACCCGAAGCAATGATAGCCGTCCGTCGCGTCGAACACATAGAACGACGGGCTCTTCTCCTGGTGGAAGGGGCATAGCCCGACCATGTTGCGCCCCGCCCGCCGGAGCTTCGTCCGCCGGCCGACCGCATCGGAGAGGCGATAGTCCGCCCTTATCTTGTCAACGTCGATCCGCGGCATGTCCTACGCACGCACGACAAGTTGGCGCTCGACGCGCGCCCGCTCGATCACGACGGCGAAGCCCGGCACGTCCACGCCCAGCAGCGCCAGCCGGTTCGCGGCGTCCTCCGGGATCGTCTCCGCCGGCCAGTTTTCCGGCTTGCCGAGATACCCCGCCACCTTCTCGAAGATCGGAACCGTGATCGGGCGCCCGGCCTCGATCCGCGGGAACAGCTTCACGTCTCGCACCGTGCGCGCGCCGAGCGTCTTCAGCGTGACAGACGGGTTCCGCCGCCCATGCTCTTCAGCCCAGCGGCCCGCCACGGCCTGGAGATCAGCCATCAGGTTCATCGTCGCCCTTTCGCAATGCGTTCGCCGGCATGGATAACGCCGCCGCCGCCGCCGCGCAATAGGCTCCGGCCTTCCCGCTTTGTTCTTTTCAATCTCTAACCGCGCATTATTTCTGCATTTAGCCCCTTGACGTAGGCCACGGCCTTTGCTCTAACTGTTTCCGTCAACGATCAACAGGGAAGACGATCGACATGATGGCACCGACTGACAAGGCCCCGTGGGAGCTGACGGAAGACGAGTTGGGGGACCTGTTCCCCATCGACGACACGGGCGAGCAGATCGCGCGGGAGTTGCTGGCATGATCCCCGGCGACGCCCAGATCGAGCAGGAAATGGCGGCGTTTCCCGGCCTGGGGAAGATGCAAGCCATCAACCGCATTCGCCAGCGCGCGCGCCTCATGGAAGATCGCCGTCGCAACTCGCGCGCCCACGTCATCTTCGCCGCGCCGCCGGTCCTGACCGTCGTCTACGCCGAACCGGGTTCCGTAAAGTGATTTGCGGCCTCTGCGGGATAGTCGCCTTCGCCCTCTACGTGTTGGCGATCTTCGTCACATTCCGGGAGCTGTCGAACCCGAAGCCGCGGGAGGGTCGCGTCATGGTGGCCTTCGTCGTCCTCATCGCGTCCGGCCTTGCCGTCGGCAGCTACATGGCGAGCGGCGGACAATGACGAAGCCGGCGACAGGCTGGAAGGCTCTCGTCGTCGCGCGTCACCTCCGCGCCGTCGTCCACTCGAAGACCATCCCGGCGAAGCGGTTCGTCTGCTACAGCGAGCCGGACGGCGAAGAGCTGGGCGTCAGCATGATCTCCACCGCCGACGCTTGGCGCGTCGCCTGGATCAACATTCGCGAGGGCGTACCGGCCGACAAGGCACCCGGCCAGTCGCTCTTGCTCTAGCCATCCGCGCAAGCGGATCGGGCGGCGGGTTTCCTCCCTGTTACCGCCGCCCGTACACTCTCCCCCGAACAGGATCGCGAGCAGCACATGACCGACTTCGACCCCGCAGCGACCCCCGGCTTCCCGCTTCAGGAGGCGACCGACTGGATCGGCCGCTGGAAGGACGCGGGCGGCGGGTTCTTCTGCCGTGCCGACGAGGGAACCGGCGAAGTCCAGGTTCAGCTCGCCTTCCAGCACGAAGGCGCAACGATGCAGCCGGAAGGCGTGGCGCTCCAGACGGAGCTTCTGATCAATCCGACGCTGAAGAGCGCCGTCACGACGCTTGTCGTCAACGCCTGGACGAAGGCGAGCGCCGTCGCCGCCATGCCCCCAGCCGGCAACGCATGATGGCCGAAGTCCAGCCCGACATGCTGGGGGGACGGGATCGCTCCGGGCGATCCCTCCCCCGCGTCCGCCGCCGCGCCGCCATCGTGCCGCGGCCGGCTGGACACGCTGACACGCCCGGCACGGGTCCGGCTGGCGAGACGTGCGGCGGTTGCCACTACATGGAGGCGTTTCACTACAAGCGGACCTATCACAAATGCGGGGCGCGGCCGGGCGAGCATTGGAAGGGCGGGCGCGCGACCGACATCCGGCCGATGGACGCGGCTTGTTCGAAGTTCGCATCGTGCGCGAACCGCCTCCCACCGGCGCCAGCCGCGCCGCCGCCGCCCGTAGCTGATCGCGTCGCCGAGACGATCGCGGAGCTGGGGACCGGATCGCATCGCGTCGGCGCCTTCGACATCCTGATCGCCCCCACCGTGCGGCGATCGTCCACGGCAGGAGCCCCCGATGTCCGACAGATCGACCTCTTCGAGTGACGAGCCCTCGCTTCCCATGAAGCTCCCGTTCGATAGCGGGCCGGTCAGGATCGTACCGCCGCCGGAGATCGCGGTCGAAATGCTGGAGCTGATCGAGTGGGCGCGCGACGAGATCAACAAGATGGGGACGCTTCCCCTACCATTGCAGAAGGATTGACGATGAAGGACGGGCTTTTCTGGACGCTCCGGCGCCCTCTCTACACCTACAGCGGCGGCTATGAGCTTATGGAAGTCACCACCGCCAAGGGCTCCCGCTATTGGGGCCGCGCGGAGAATGGAGACGCCACCAACGCCCGCGCCGCCGACACGAAGGGCAAGTTCCCGACGGCCGAGGCGGCGCGCAGCATGATCGACACCCTCCGCAAGATCGATGGCGGCTATCGCGGGAAGATCGACACCCTCCGCCGCGACATCCGCGACCTGGAGAACAAGCGCGACGCCGAGATCGAAGACGCGATCCGCGCAGCGCTGAAGGCGCTGGCGTGAACCGCCGCGCCCACCGGGACTTCGAGCGGACCGCCGCCGCCGCTGACAAGGCACGGAAGGCGAAGACGCTCGACACGAAGGGGATCACGGACCCCATGTGGGAAGCTCTCCAGACGATCCACCTTGCCCGCCTCACCCGCGAGCGCGGCCACCGCGCGTCCGCGCACTCGACCGTCCTCGTCGCGCTGTTCAACCGCGGACTGGCGACATGGACCCACGCGGCCGACGGCAACGGGATGGTCTGGACGACGACGCCGGAGGGCGCCGCCATGATGAAGGAAGGACGCCCATGACCTCTTCCCCCACTCCCGCTGTGCTGCCCGATGCGCGGGCGCTCAAGTATTGGAACGCTCTTCACGAGTGCGCAGCTAGCAGCCTCGAAAATGGCGATAGCGACGGGGCCGGGGCTATAACTCTGATGGCCGAGCGTCCTCGGGTTGAGCACATGTCCTATGCACGCTCTCGCCGCGGCTATCCGCGCGCCGCCTGCATCAACGCTATCGAATATGCTTTGCAGGAGTTCGCGGCATGATCCTCCCTTTTCCACTGTCGCGATCCGATCAGCAGATGCAGCGAGTTTGCAATGCCGTCGAGCAGCATCGCAACGCGCCGTTCCGCTCGGCGGATTGGCTGGCTGGTGAGCTGATGACGATTTGCGAGACAGCGCCGGCAAACGACGCCACCCCGCCCGCGAGCGATGCCGCGGTTCCGGCGGGGGAGGAAATGGCAACCGTCGAACTGATCGCGCTGTTGCGACGGGAGGGCGCACACAGCGGGGTCTGGTTTGCCCCGCGCTTGCTTGATGCCGCCGACCGTCTGGAAGCAGACGCAGCCCCCAAGGTCGCGAGCGACACCGGGGCGGGGTGGATCGTCGGGAACAACGTCGGCCAATGGCGGACGTTCGATAGCTTCGGGTGGGCGTGGACCGATCGCCGCGATCTGGCGGTCCGCTATGCGCGCCGCGAGGATGCCGAGCTTGTCCATGGCGACGATGAGGACTCTTGGCGTGTGGAACGCTATCCGGCCACCCCCACCGATGCGACGGACGGGGCGACGGGCGGCGGGGAGGTGCGGAAATGAGCCTGACCAACGTCACCCCAAGCACGGGCAAACAGACCGCCGTGTCGATCAACCTCAACCGTCTCCGGCTCCGGCCACGGGATTGCGTCGTCTATTGGTCCGCCGCCGCCGGAGCGGTGAAGATGGACACCATCGACGCACACGCTTCGCAGGATGGAAATTGGTTCACCATCGACGGCGAGCGCCTGATCGTCACCGCCATCTGGGCGCGCATCCCCGACACCTTCAGCGAGGGAGATCGCGCCGCCGTGATGGCCGACTTCGCTTCGTTCGGGCGCGGGACGTTGACCATCTTCGAGATCATGGGCGTATGCGACCGCCACGGGCTCGACGTATGACGGCCGAGCGCACGAAGGGCGGATATCGCCGCTTTCCGTCAGGAGGGCCGCTTAAGCGCCATGTGTCGCCGCCGGCCGTAGGACACCGCGCTCCCGTCCTGGGCTTCTCACGCGAAGCCGCAGACGGCACCACGCGCTTTCCCAGCCGCCGCTTCCACCCCGCCGCCGTCGATCGGCTGCTGATCTCCGGGATCAACAGCCGCAAGATCGGCAAGCGGGTGACGAAAGGGAAGTGGAAGGGCTTCCCGATCTACACGCTGACCCTAGTCGAGCGCGAGACGTGTCCGCGGACGTGCAAGGCGTGGCTGACGTGCTACGGCAACAACATGCACTACAGCCGCCGGATCATCGACGGGCGCGCGCTGGAGGACGGCCTGTGGAAGGAACTCCACCTTCTCGACGCGCAACACCCGGCCGGCTTCGTCGTGCGGCTCCACGTCCTGGGCGACTTCTACAGCCTCGAATATGTCGAGCGCTGGGAAGAGGCGCTGGACGCCTTTCCCGCGCTCCACGTCTTCGGATACACGGCGCGGCACCACACAGACGAGGCGATCGGCCGGGCGCTCTACGACATCGCGCGTCGTCGCTGGGATCGTTTCGCCATGCGCTTCTCCGGCCAGGGGCTCGACCGCCTGGGCGCGGAGATCGTCCAGCCGGGCGCCCAGACGCCCCATGTCGTTTGCCCCATGCAGACCGGCCGCACAGACTGTTGCGCGACGTGCGGCTTCTGTTGGCAGGGGACGAAGACCGTCGCATTCTATGAGCATTGAGAGGGACACAATGACCGACCTTACCGGACTGATCTCCGCCGCCGTTGCGGCGAAGATGACCCCCGACTTCATCGAGAAGGAAGTGAACTCGCGCGTCGATAAGCTGATCGTCGAGAGCGTGGACAAGGCGCTCCGGACGTGGAGCGACACGGGAAAGCTGATCGAGAAGGCTATCGAAGACGCGCTCCGCGTCGATCGGATCGACCTCCCCTCCTATGGCGTGACCGTCGCCGCAATGGTGAAAAGCATCGTCGAAACGCGCACGGCCGAACTGATCTCCGGTCGGCTGGCGGAGGACGTGGAAGAGCTGCTGAAGCTCGCGCCGAAGACGGTCAAGCTGTCCGAAATCGCCGCCTATATGACCGACGGAAAAGAAGGTTACGGCCCCGTAATTACCGTGATTGTCCACATCAGCGATTATGGCTCGATATGGATTTATCTCGACGAAGAGGAAGTGATCGAAGAACGCAACAAGTACCGTTGCCGCCACCGCCTCCACGTTGACAAGGAAGGACGCATCGTCGGCGCCTATCTGGGCGAGCGCGAGCTGAAGCGCGACACCTACATCGGCCGCGCCTACGGCCTGGAGCAGCGCATCCGCGCTTATGTGGCGTGCGGCACCATCATGGAGATCGACGAGGACAACGTGATCACGTCCGTCGGCGACTATTGAGCGGAGGAAGACCTATGGAACTGAAGACGAACGATCTCGCGAAGGCGTTGAACATCGCCGCGATCCCCATCGAACGCCGGAACACGATCCCAATCCTGTCCCATGTCGCGATCCGCGCCAATGGCGAGAGCTTCATCGAGCTTCGGGCGACCAATCTCGACCAAGAAGTGACGCTTACCGCGCCGGCCATGAACGGTTCCGCGCTCGCCGCGTGCTTCGATCGGCCGGACGCGCTCGCGCGGCTGATCCGCGCGGGCGGAGGCGAGACGGTAACGATCGACATGATCGAGGGGATGAAAGCGAACCTTCGCGCGGGAGAGCTGGCGGGCGTGATCAACACACTCCCCGTCGATGACTATCCCGTCATCGCCGCCGCCTTCAGCCCAACCTTCGAAGCCGAGCTGGGCGCGGACGCGATCGACATGATCCTCCGCGTGTCTGGCGCGATGTCGAGCGAGGAAACCCGCTACTACCTCAATGGCGTATTCTTCCATCACGTCGAAGGCTGGACCTATCGCGCCGCCGCCACCGATGGCCACCGGCTCTACATGGGAACGATCGAGCTTCCCAACGCCAAGGGCGTGCAATTCGCCGGCAAGGGGAAGGACGGCGGGATCATCATTCCGAAGGATGCGATCCGTCATCTGATCCGGCTCCGCAGCTTCGCGAAGCGGGACACCCCGATCACGTTCCGCGTCGGCGACAAGGGCGGGAACGGGGCGCCCAGCCTCACCGAACCGGCCAAGGGTATGCCGATCGCGCGCTTCGCGATCGACTGCCACGGCTTCCCGGCGGAGCTGACAACGAAGCTGATCGACGGCACCTTCCCAGATTACATGCGCGTCGTGCCGAATTACGGCGACCAGGAACCCCAAGTGGTATTCCGCCGGGCGGACCTTCGCCGGGCGATCGACGGGATCACGGCCGGCATGTCGGAGAAGACCCGCGCCGTGAAGCTGACCTTCGACGGCGACAAGCTCATTGTCTCCGCGAAGTGGGTCGATATGGGCTTCGAAGGGAAGATCGCGATCCCGGCGAAGACGAACAGCCGGAGCCCCTTCGAGATCGGCTTCAACGGCCAGTATCTCCGGAGCTTGATCGACGCCAGCCGCGGCGACGAGCTTGTTCTGGTGACGCACGACAGCGCCAGCCCCGGCTCGATCGTCGATCCCGCCGGGAGCGACTTCCGCGCCGTCCTTATGCCGATGCGCGTATGACCGACCGCTTCCGACCGGACGCCGCCGTCAGGCGCATCGTCCCGCAAACCGTTGGTCCGGCTCCGTCGCCGGCCATTTGGAACAGCGAAATGAACAAGGATCGCACCGCGCGCGAAGACAAGCGCCTCGATCCCGACTTCCACCGCCTGGGCTTCGCCGGGCGGGAGGATGCAGAAGGGAGGAATTGACGTGCCCGACATCCCATCGTTCACCCTTGACGCTCGCGATCCCCACGCGCCGGGCGTCCTGAAGGCGCTCGCCGCCAAGCACCGCCCCACCAATCCGGAACACGCGGCGCTGATCGACAAGATGGCCGAGGGGTTCGC